TAAGTCTATCCTTGACCAAGCCGGCGAAGAAGCGAAAACAGCACAGGCAACCGAGGAAAAGCGGTTGCTGGAAGCAAAGGATACAGATCTCTCGGAAGAAGATAGGACTAAAAAGACTGAACTTGTAAAGGCACAAGCAGACGCAAAGGTGAAAGCCGATGCGGATGCCAAAGCCAAAGCAGCCCCGGATAAGTATGATATTAAAGTTCCTGAAGGGATGGTGCTTGACCAAGTAGCGCTTGATAAAGCGACGCCAATTTTTAAGGAACTCGGACTGACTAATGAGCAGGCTCAAAAGGTCGCTAATCTTTATGTGCAGCAAATCAAGTCGGTGCAGGATGGCCTCGCAGCTGATTTCGCAAAGCTGAATGAAGACTACAAAAAAGAGACCATCACCACGTTAGGTACGCACTATAAGGAAGAACTTGCGTATGCCGCAAAATGCCGGGATAAGTTTTTGTCTCCAGAGACAGTTGAGTTGTTAAATGCAGCAGGGCTTGCTAATGCCTATCCGGTGATCAAAGACCTTATCTCGATAGGGAAGATGATCAGCGAGGATAAATTAGTAGAAGGTAAAACAGCGGCAGGGGAAAAGACACCTGCTGAGAAGATGTTTAGTAGCACTAATAATTAACTAAAAAAGGAGAGCAAACATGGGTGTTCTACTTACTCAATGGCCTACGCTTTTGGACGTCGCAAGACGTTTAGACCCGGATGGCAAGATCGCGGCGGTAGCCGAGATTTTAAACGCGTATAACGAAATACTCGACGACCTACCGTTTGTCGAGGGCAACCTTCCTACTGGCCACAAGACCACAGTCAGGTCATCGATACCTGTAGCCACTTGGAGGCTTTTGAATCAAGGCGTAGTTCCTATCAAATCTACATCGAACCAGATAGTCGAAACCTGCGGTATGTTGGAAGCATATTCAGAAATTGATAAAGACCTCGCAATTCTGAATGGTAACACGCCGGAGTGGAGATTATCCGAAGACAAACCGATTATGGAAGGTATGGGGCAACAGTTGGCCTCATCCATAATCTATGGCGATACTTCAGTTAATCCGGAAAGATTTGTTGGATTAACGCCCAGGTATTACGTTTCAACTGGTGCTACCACATCTCCTAACGTAATCAAAGGAGGCGGCACCGGTTCAGATAATACATCCATCTGGCTGATTGGTTGGTCGATGGACACCATTCACGGTATCTTCCCTAAAGGAAGCAAAGCCGGTTTGGTGATGGAAGACTTAGGCGAACAGACGATTTACGATGCCGCACTAGGTAGGTTCCAGGCATACAGGTCGCATTATCAGCAAAAGGCCGGTATTGCGGTAAGAGATTGGCGTTTCGTAGTCCGTATCTGTAACGTCGACATCTCTGATTTGGAAACAGCAGGCGATACCTCCGATACATCAGCGAACATATTCAAATATATGTCACAGGCCCTGGATAAATTTCCTCCAGTAGGTTCAGTTCGGCCGGTGTTCTATATGAACCAAAGAGTTCGCGCGATGTTAAGAGTCAAGTTAATCAGCAAGAGCAACCTGTGGTTAGACCTTCAGGATATGAAAGGCGCGTCTGGAATTACCAGGCCTACGATCTCATTCCAAGGTGTTCCTTGCAGGCGTGTTGATGCGATATTAAACAACGAAGCATTAGTTGCATAAACCAAGTAATTAGTTAAAAGGAGGATTAGAATGATTATTGATAAACAATTAGTGCTAAGCGATGCGCAGGTGATTACAAACGCCTCTGCCGCATCTACGTCGTATATCGACAGCTTAGCGGCCGGAGATGCGATTTCTCCCGGTGCCAGGATAAAGATATCGTCTATTGCCGCATTTACGATTGCAGGTTCTACGCCTACTCTCACTTGCGCTTTACAATGTGACGATAACGATTCGTTTAGTTCACCGAAGACACTCATCGCTACATCAGCTTTACTGGCCGCAGCATTAACCATCGGCGCAGTATTGATTGATGCAACGGTGCCGTTAGGATGCGAAAGGTATATCCGCGCATACTATACGTTGGCAGGTGGAACGTTTGCTTTAGGAAATCTTGATGCTCGTATCGTGCTTGATACGGACAAAACCCAAGATAGGTTATTGTAAACGGAAATGGGAAAGCCGGGGGTCGTAAGGCCTCCGGCCTACCATATCGGAGGTAACAATGACTTCCCAAGTAGAAATTTGTAACTTAGCCTTAGGCCACATAGGCCAGCGTCCAATAACCGCTATAACAGAACAAACAGTTCAGGCAGAAGCGTGTTCAAGGATATGGGATTCGTGTCTTAAAGAGACCTTGCGCGGTCACGATTGGACTTTTGCTACTGCGATAATCCCATTAGCTTTAATAACCACCGTAGACTATACCGACCTTGGATGGCTTTATGTTTATGCCTATCCTGCAAACTGCGTAGCGATGTGGCATCTGTATAACATAGCCACGATAGATAAAGGGGCCGGAGAACCGTTTAGAGAGATATACGATTCAACCTTAAACCAGAAAATAATCCTTACGAATACAGAATTGGCCTATGGTGAATATACCTTCTTCGTTCAGGATACTTCTTTATTTGATGCCAACTTCGTAACAGCATTAGGTTATAGGATGGCCGCTGATTTAGCTATGGCCTTAAATGGTGACACTGAATTGGCAAAAGGAATGATTGCTGTATTCAATACGACTATATCCGAAGCTGAGAGGATGAGTGCGTATGAGAATAACCAAACTCACGATAGCACTTCGGCTTTTGTAGACTCTAGATAATTATGCCTAATTTGGCGCACACGATCAAAACAACTTTCGCCGGAGGTGAATATGCCCCGAGTTTATGGGGTAGGGTTGACATAGCCCGCTACGCCACCGGCGCAAGGAAACTGCGCAACTTTATAGTTTCGCCCCACGGTGGAGTATCCAACCGTCCCGGGACTCATTATCAAGCTACCGCTAAATACGGAAACAAGAAGTGCCGTCTGATACCTTTTAAGTTTTCATCCTTACAAAACTATATATTAGAATTCGGAGATTACTATATCCGTTTCTATACGCAAGACGGACAACTCTTGGTCGCGCCGGGTGGACTGCCGTATGAGGTGGTCTCTCCTTACGCGGAAGCAGACTTGCCTTTAATAAACTTTACACAATCAGCGGATGTTTTGTTTATGGGACATCCTGACTTCCAACCGCGTCAACTTAATCGTATGGGTAGTACCAACTGGACGATTACCTTATATGATTTTATTGGCGGCCCATTTATGCTTGCGAACGTTGATGCTAACTTTACCATCTCCGCTTCCGCAGTAACCGGCAATGGTATAACTTTATACGCTTCTAACCCTTTATTTCAAACTACACAAATCGGGGCATTATTCCAATTAAGGCATTATATCCAAGGACAGGCAGTAACGGATGCATTAGCAAGTGTTACAACGACTTCATCAATAAAGTGCGGCGGTACTTGGCGTATAATCACGCACGGCACCTGGACTGGAAAGATACAGATAGAAAAATCTACGGACAACGGAGCGAACTGGACAGTGATGCGCAACTTCTCATCTGCCGCTGACTATAACGCTAATACTTTCGGCACGGAAGATATGAGTAATAACGCCGAGCCATTTCTGATACGCGTTAATATGACCGCTTATACAAGTGGAACGTGTAATGTAGATTTATCATCAGACGCGTTCTATCAGCAAGGCATAGCCAAGATAACCGCTTATGTTTCGGCAACGCAAGTTACCGTAGATGTAAAGCGGACTTTTGGCGATACTATTGCCACGATAGACTGGTCGGAAGGTTCGTGGTCGGACTATCGTGGTTGGCCAGCAACAGTAGAATTTTCTCCGGGTGACAGATTAATATTCGCGTCTACCTATTCAGAATTACAGACTTATTGGATGACCAAAGTCGGAAACTATTACGATTTCTCCAGAAGTTCTCCGTTGGTTGACTCTGACGGTATCTCTACCAATCTTCCCTCAAGAGAATTAAACGCTATTAACGGTCTGGTTCCGTTGACTGAGATTATAGCCCTAACTTCTTCTGCCGAGTGTAGTATCGAAGCGACTACTGCTGGAATACTTACTCCATTAACGGTGATGAACAAGATTCACGGATACGAAGGTTCGTTCGGCATAAGGCCGGTAGTGTTAGGCAACAGGGCGATATACGTTCAGGCTATGGGTTCGATTATGAGGGATTTAGGATATGAACTTTCTTCTAACAGTTTTCAGGGTGCTGACATAAGTGTTATGGCAAATCACCTATTCACCGGATATACCATAACCGATATGGCTTACCAGCAGAATCCGAATAGGATAGTCTGGTGTGTCCGTAGCGATGGGATACTTTTATCTATGACCTATATGCGCGAGCAGGAAGTGCTGGCCTGGACTTGGCACGATACGGATGGCAAGTTTGAATCGGTGGCCTGTATTCCTTATAACGGATATAACGAAGTATGGGTAGTGGTGCAGAGAGGCACAAATAGATTTATAGAGCGTATGGATAACCGTATGTCCTCAACTGCTGTAGAAGACCAGTTTTTTGTGGATTGCGGGATAACCTATGACGGCACTCCGGCTTCAGTCATAGGCAGCCTAAGTCACCTGGAAGGCAAGACGGTAGCCATATTGGCAGATGGCAACGTAATGCCGCAACAAATCGTAGTCAATGGAACTATAACATTGGACAACGATTATTCGGTAGTGCAGGTTGGCCTTCCTTACTTCGCGGATTTAGAAACCTTAAATATAGAAGTTGGGTTAGCGGATGGCACAATGCAGGGCCGCAAGGTAAAGATAAGCAAATTAATATTTAGATTTCTACAATCACGCGGCGGCTGGATAGGCCCGGATGAAAATACCTTGTATGAAGTTATGGATAACTATCGGAGTATATATAGTCTGCCTATAGCCCTATACACAGGCGATCAACCGGAAACTCTTGGCGCGGGATATGAAAGCGGTGGCAGGATATTTTTTAGGCAAATTGACCCGCTTCCGGTGACTATATTAGCGATTATGCCTTTGGTATCCATAGGCGGAACGACTTTGACTTAATGGTTTATTATGAAAAAGATAATATTCTTATTAGGGATAGCATACCAAAAGATATTATTTATTTACGATATCGGATGCGACAGTCTGATAAGGATGAGATATGGGCATCGCATCATAAGATGCCGTTAGAAGCATTACTTTCCGGATACAAAGAGTCTTTGAAATGTATTACAGGATTAGTAAATAATAAAGCGGTAGTGATGTTCGGAATAGTGCCAGTAGGATTTTTAGGAAATAAGGCTTCGATATGGTTACTAGGAACGGACGAATTGAAATGCTACAGCAAGACTTTCATAAAGCAAAGTCGGATATTCATAAAGAAGTTTTTGGAGTATTATTCGATGCTATGTAATTACGTAGATGATAGAAATCTTTCTTCAATACAATGGTTAAGGTTATGCGGAGCTGAGATAGGTGAACCGCAGATATACGGAGTAGATAAAATGAACTTTAGATATTTTTGTTTCAGGAGGAAATAATATGTGCGCGCCTATTTTAATTCCAGCAGCTACAGCGACAATTTCTGCAATGGGACTTACCGGCACAGCGGCAGCAACTACTGCCGGTGGTACTGCCTTAGCTACAGGAATATCAGCGACGAGTGCCGCGATGATAGCGGCTGGTGCGGCAAGTGCTGCTATGGGTGCATACGGGCAAATTCAGCAAGCCAATGCGCAGGCAGCGCAGTATAAATATATGGCTTCTATGCAAGATCAGCGGGCGTTGTTAGCCCAACGTATCGGTAAACAGAATATAACTCTAACCCAAGAAGCAGGCGCGATGGCGTCAAAGCAACTTTCTATGAAGACCGCGCGGTTATACGGCGCGCAGACCGCTGCCGTAGGCGCTAACCAGATAGGTATTGAATCTGTAACCGCCGCTGATATTACCGCAGATACTTTTGACAAGGCCAAGATGGACGAGTTAGCTATTCGCCACGAAGCAAACCTTAAGTCTTGGGCGATAAATGAAGAAACTAATTACGGTGTATGGAATGCGACTAATCAGAAGAAACAATATCTTATGGCGGCTAAGAATGCCAAGCAGGCAGGATATATGAACGCCGGAACTTCTTTATTGAGTTCAATGGCAAGTATGGGGATGATGTTAATTTAGGAGATATCTATGGCAACAATTCCGGTATCAGAAGATAGAATAGTGGCTTCAGTACCGCAGGTAAGCGAACCGCGCATATCCGGGCCGGTTTCCGGAGCGTTTGGTAAAAATATAGGGCAGGCGACTGAGAATATGGGGAGAGGATTGGGGCAAGTAGGAGGTTTCTTTGCCAAAGTAGCGGAGCAGGATAATAACGTAAGGGATGCACAGATAGAAAGTCAGTATGTCCAAGCCTGGCAAGATAAACTTTATAATCAGGATATTGAAACTGTTGATATAAACGGTCAACAAGTCCAACGTCCTAAGGGTTATTTAGTCCGTATGGGAACTCAGGTAGATAAAGGTATGCCGGTATCTATGATTCAGGATAATAATACTTTAGAAAATTCTTTATTGGCTCAAGAATCTAATCCCAGAAGGCGCGCAGAACTACAGATAAAATTCCAGAACCATTTCTCCGGTATTAGGGAAAATGGGATAAGACATACTATCGACGAGATAAAGAAAACCGTAGATAATACTTTTCAGCAAACAGGCAAAAATTACATAGATTCGGCAAGACTATCCAATACTCCGGCAGCGTTAACCGGGAACATTAGTAACATAATGCTTAATAATAAAAACTGGATGGAACGGATGGGTAAAGATGAAGCCTGGCTTACGCAACAGAATCATAATGATATTGAGAAATCTATTTGGGAAGCCACCGATTCGGTGCTTGAATCTACCGGTGATATAGAACGCGCTAAGGCATTATTGAATTCTCCTGAATTGAAAGATTATATTCCGGAGGATCTGTATGAGATGACGGAAAATAAATTAGATGGTGCGGTAAATCGGATTACATCGATTAAAAAATCATTGGCTATTGAACAAGAAATGAAAACAACACTAAATTTTCTAACAGATACAACTAATGGAAAAATAAACTGGACTAATGTGGATGATGTGGTAAGGGAAGCCAATAAAATTAATCCTAAATTAGGTCAGGCAATCCAGAAAGTATCAATGTTGCCAGCGGATGTGATATACCGAGGAACAAATATAGATGATATGTCTTTTGCTAATTCTGCACAGAAGATGTTTGAAATAAAAGATAATAAAATCTTGAATGATTACTTGTTAGATGTCTTAAGACAATCTCCAGCGGGTAATTTATCAGGTGAAAAGTTAACTATATTATTAAGCCTTGCGAGAAATCAGGCAATCGCTAATAATCCCAAACTTCCTAATTCTCAAGCAGTCAAAGAAGATAACGACAACCTAAGAAATGTTATAGATTATATTGGTATGACTATCCCAGGGATTGCTCCATTGGCAATTATAGATTTATTAAAGAGAAAGTTTTCTAAGAATCTTACTGGCGAACAATTAAAAATAGAAAGTCAGAAAGTTATAAATCAGCATACATTAAACAATAATCCTTCTATAAGGGGATTAAATGGGATACCTAACAAGATAGTCAATGGCGATGATCCCGTAGAAACTATTTATAACGGTGCTAATCAACTTCAAGGGGAAAAGTATAATGGAAGCGAAAACGCAGATACCTATAGAGAATCAAGCAACGAATTCTGATATTAATAGTCAGTCAGTATTCATTGCTAATCCGGGAATAGTGAAGACATATTCCAAGATTATGTCTGATAATGAAATCAATTATGATGTTCAGACAAATGTTAAAGGTAAAACTCCAGAAGATTTTTACATAAACTTCCAGCCTTTTCAAGAACTTAAAAATTCATTCAAAGAATTATTCAGCGGAGGTTTTTATACTCCAAT